TCGCAACCCTCTGACTACCGTAGCCAACACCACTGAGTTTCTTGTTACCGCCCTTATCGCTTTGGAAATATTAAAGGTTGAGGAAACAAATGACCGACGAGACGCAGCCGGGGTGGATCAACAACAAGGGTGAAGGCGTCCAGTTCGGAGGTGGAGAGCCTAAGCCGGATGATCGCCATAAATTCCAAACTATTGATGCGATAGCAGAGCTTGGATGGCAGACTCACATCGCGTGGGAAGATATTATACGGGAGGATCAAAAGCCGTACTGGATCGATCTTTCTTCTGACCAAAAGGCGGCTATTGTTGAATCTGTCAAGTGGCTGATAGATCACCCTACCTCCAGCATTGCCGCTCAACACGACGCTTGGCGGGCTCGCAGAATGGCAAGCGTCATAGGGGATGACTTTCATCCGAACATGGTGCCATTCGATGAGTTGCCGTTCTCTCAGCAGATGAAAGCGCGACTCTGGCGCCACATCATTTTCGCGGTGTTGGGATAATGCGTCGAAAATGCCCGGAGTGCGGACAACCTCTGCCAGAGATTCGTTTAGGAATTAGACTTACTCCTAAGCAGGCTTTGGTTTTTGACTTCATCGCAAGTAATCCTGATGGAATTGACTCTTGCTTGGTTTTGGAGCGGTTCCGAGCGGTAGAGCCAAAAGCCTACAGGAAAACGATTCACGTCTACGTGTCGCATCTGAACGATTTACTTGATGGTACCGGATATCGTATTAGAAAATATCGAAACGAAGGAGAATTGTTTTGGGTGTACTACTTGGAAAAGCCGCGCGCCGTTGGTTCTGGACGCTTGCGGCGGTCGGCTTCGTCTTAGTTGTTTTGCTGGGCCGCTGCGCTATAGCGGCCGAGTGCCTTTCTAAGCGCACAGTCCGTAGTGCAAACCCAGATTCGCACCTGAGTTACAGCGGTCGCGTGGATGGTCACAAGGGCTCGCACTGCTGGTATGCTGACGTTGGTTCTCCTCCCCGTGCTGTTGCGCAGAGCCGCCCGCCTCGTTTCCGATCGCCCTCGGCGAGGTTGCCCGGCCGAACAGTGGGTTCAATTCCCGCGACGGGGCCACCGCCTACGCTTCTCACGAAGTTGCTTTGCCGCTAGGGTTGGAGCAATGGATAAATACGACTCTTGGCTCGGAACCTATAGCATCGTTTTCATATAGATTTGACGCCGCTTATGGCCAATAAAATAACATCGTTCGCACCGCAAGCGACGAAGGTAGCGCCGTTTCCTATCAAAAAGTTCAAAACTTTTCTGTCGCACATAAGAATACTTTCCAAGGACTACGGCAGAGTTGCATTTAATTTGCTAGGCTCTCAGAGGTATATTTTAGACGAGATTTGTAAAGGTTTGGAAGAAGGTATCACAACGTTCATAATACTAAAGGGTCGTCAGCAGGGTTCTACCACTCTGTTCATGGCGATAGATTTTTTCTATGCTCTGGAATATCCGGGGTTGCTGGGAACATTTATCCTGCATGAGGATAAGGCTCTAGGAAAGTGGCGCGCTCTCATTGAGATGATGATTAAGTCGATGCCGCCGACAATCAAGGTAAATGGCAAGCGTCGCAGGTTCCGACCTAACATCGTTAAACACAACCGCGACCTTTTGCTATTCAGCAACGGATCGAGCTTTGCGTACTTGATCGGAGGCGTTACAGAGACAAGCGGAGGTGGGCTCGGCAGGTCAGGTGCGTCCAACTATGTGCATGGCACAGAGGTTGCGTTTTACGCCAACGAAGACGATCTAAAGGCGTTCCGGTCTTCGTTGTCTTCCATCTATCCTCACCGGCTGCAAATCGAGGAAAGCACGGCCAACGCCTTCAACCACTTTTACGACAGGTGCCAAGATGCCAAGCAGTCAAAGACCGTCCGATTCATCTTCTCAGGATGGTGGCGCGACGAAAGAAACGCCTTCCATGTTGACGATCCACGGTTTTCCGCTTTCGCACCAAGCAATCGTCTCTGTCCTCTTGAGCGCGAACGTGTCCGTGCAGTACGTCAGCAATACGGATTCGAAATCAGCCTCCAACAAATAGCGTGGTACCGCTGGAAGCTAGAAGACGAGTTCGCCAACGACCAAACGATAATGGACCAAGAGTTTCCGTTTACGGAGGAAGATGCGTTTCAAAGCACAGGATCAAAATACTTCACCGCTCCGGTTTTGACTCAGATAACACGAGACGCGCACCGTCATCCGTTCCAGACTTACAAATACAAGTTCACGCGACGATGGGAGGATACCGATGTCTACAACGTCACGCACTTGCGCGCAGAGCTACGTGTGTGGGAACATTCCTCAAAATTCGGTTATTACGTGGTATCTTGCGACCCTGCCTACGGATCGTCGGACCAGGCCGACAATAATTGCGTTCAAGTTTGGAGAGCGTTCGCCGAGTGTATGGTTCAAGTCGCCGAATATTGCACAAACGAGTTCTCAACCTATCAAACCGCGTGGGTTATTGCTCACTTGGCTGGATTCTATGGTCAGAAGGACAGTAGGGTCATCTTGGAGTTGAACGGCCCCGGCAAGGCAGTGTTTTCCGAGCTACAGCACGTGCGCGACCGTCTCAACCAAATGTCCCCATCGCAGGACGTGGAAGGGATACGTCACGTCCTAAAGAACATGCGAGATTTCTACTACCAGCGTATTGACACAATGTCCGGCGACCTCGCCTACCACATCGTCACGACCGACGACATCAAGCGCATGTTGATGGCGCGCTTCAAAGACGCGGTAGAGCTTGGTAGGATGCACATTCGCTCGCTGCCTCTGATCGAGGAGATGCGCCGTCTTGTGAACAACGATGGGTCAATTTCTGCTGACGGCGGGGGCAACGATGACCGAGCGGTGACTGCGGCCATGGCTCACGAGTGCTGGCGAAAGTGGTTGCAACCGATGCTGATCGGGATGAGAATGACGCGGGATAAGGCGCTGGAGATCGACGCGCGCGGTGGGGATCAGCCGATTGATAGGCTGGTTTCCAACTTTTTGAAAAGGTCGAATATATCGGTGCCTTCATGATTAGTCGCGACCATAGATGTCTGAATCAGAGTTGTGGAACGGTGTTTCATTCCTATGAAAAGGCCCCTTCTTGCCCCGAGTGCGGTTGCGTCCGGATCGATTGGATTCCCGGCGGAGGGCATGTCATGAGCATGGCGCCACGAATAGACGCCCGCCTCCGCAGCATCTCCGATCAGCACGGCGGCATGAACCTCAACTCTGCCTCGCCGTCCCGCCTAAACCGCGCCGCTCCCCGCCTGGACGTTCCCGCGCCGTCCCCAGAACTTGGGACGGTCCACTTCGCCCCCGGCTTTAGCGCTCCCGTAAGCGCTCACGGCCCCATGTGCGTGCCTAGTTCCTCCCCGGTCAACCTTCGTGGTAAGGTGGCGATCGGCGTGGCGCGCGACTCGTCGGCCTCGATACCGGGTCCGAGCGCGAACGCCATAGTTGAGGCGCGGCACCGACCGGATAGGCCGATCAAGTGAGTTTCAAGAACGCCCTATGAATGGGCCTATAGGGGGAGCGCGTCGCGGGCTGCGCCAGCTGGGCAGCGAACGAACGAACGGCTCCCCCACTTAATTTGGTGAAATATGATCTTCCCAACCGACGAGGACGAACTTGCGAAGCGCGTGACATACCTCGTTGAGCGCTGCCTCTCGACGCGCGAAGATCGGGAACAACTCTACAACTGGCGTGAGCAGAATTACCTGTTCGGCACAGCCAACGGCGGGCGGGCTCCGATCAACGAGCTTGAAAGCCACATCGACCTCGTTTCGTCGTTCCTTTACGCTCCGGATCATGCGTTTTTCCACATCAACGCCGACTCCGATGAAGACCCGGAGGTGGCGAAATCTATCGCTCTGCAAGATGACTTCAACGAGGATTTCCAATCGTCAGATATGTCTGATACGTTCATGGACGGCGTTCCGTGGTCGATCGTTTATGACACGATCCTTCCGAAGGTTGGATGGAACCGCGACCGTGGGGAATTGTTCTTAGACTTGGTTCCGCCGCATAATTTCGGCGTCTACAACGAGCGGATAACCGACCTTGATTCGCAAGAGTGCTTTGTTCACACGTATTTTCTAGATTATCAGAAGGCGGCCGGAAAACTGATGTTGGCCGGTCATGCCGACAAGCTCTCCAGAATTAAGGTCACCCATTCCGACTCGGTATCTCCGTTCCCGGAAATGCTGCAACGGATGATCCTCTCTGGAACGACAGGTTCCAGCTTGACCGGGACGATATTCGGTCAAGTCAACCCAGACTACACTCCCGAAGCGACGTATCAGCCAAAGACTTCGGTCCCGCTTGTGCGGTTCAACGAGCTCTGGGCTTGGGATGATACGCACCTGGACTATCGGGTGTTTCATTTAATCGAGCCTGATATCTTGATCGGGGACAGTGTACGGACAATAGCTGCTTACCTTAAGGCAAGAGAAAACGTATTAGATTTCTTTGGTCGCTACGAAAAAATGGGACTTAAGATATCCAAAAGTAACCCGTTCTTTCCTGGCGAACATGCATTTTCTAAAATTCAGCCATACAGCAAATTTAATTACTTTTGGGGCAAGGCGCACATAGACACGCTCATTCCTTTGCAGGAAAAGCTGCTCACTCGACTTGATCAGATCGAGGATATCCTTGACCGTCAGGCTGATCCTGCCAAGGTGTTGTCTGGTTTTATGGGCCTGACGGAGGAAAAGGCGGCGGCGTTCGGTGGCGCTGGTACGTATGTGTACGATCAGTTGCCGCAGTCCAAAGTCGAGGAAATGAAACCCGACATGCCAGCCGACGTTTTTCACGAGTACGACAAGTTCAAGGCGATGTTTCTTGAGGCATCAGGGCTCACCGATGTCACCTCGGGAAAGAGCGAAAAGGGTGTGCGCTCGCATCAGCACGCGGCGGACCTCAAGAAAAGCGGCTCCGGTCGGATCAAAAAGGCGGCATTGAAGATCGAAAAGCCGTTGAACAAGATCGGAGACGTGGCGCTTAAGTTGAAGATGGCACACGATTCCGACAAGCTAAGCACCGCCCCGGATGAGGACGGCAAGAGTATCACTTTCCTACCGTGCGAAGTTGGCGGCGTGAAGATGCGCGTTGACGGCCACTCGCACAGCCCGTTGTTCGGAGATGAGGCGCGGGAGTTGGCGATCGTGTTCCGCAAGTTCCAAACGATCGACGACGCTGATTTTATCAGGATGACCAACCCACCGTCTCGGGACACGCTGTTGCACTCCCTGCGGCAGCGTAAGCGACAGCAAAAGAAGATGCTGGCTCAGCACCCGGAGGTTGCGGATAAGATGCTTGCCGGCGGCGGGCAGCACGGTGGCAAGAAGAAATAATCGAATCTCTCTCTTAATTCAGACACAGACACCCACCCCTCACGGTGGCACGAAACGTCATCGTTGAAAATCCATATGCTCACTTGGAGCATAAGTGAACCTTTGACGAACACCGACGATTCCGGTAGCCTGATAGCGCTCAACCCCCGCCCGCGAGCACGGGCAGCAAGAGAAGTAAGGAGCGCACATGAACATCAAGGCAGAGATTGACCGGCGCGAGAACGCAGCGCACGGCCGGCGCGGCCGGCGGCACAAGCGGCGCGGCCGGCGGTAATTTTCCACGCCCGGTAAAGGGCAATGGAGCCGGGAAACCGGCAAGCAGAGAGCGGCGTCCAAGTGGCGCCGCTCTTTTTTTGTGGTAAAAAGGAAAAGGCACCGGAGTTCAGCGTTCCGGTG